ACCACCACCGAACGTGAGGAGTCGCTTCGTGAGACCGGGAACGTCGAGAGACCGGCAATCGTGCACCGTAGGACCGTTGAAGTAGTACGTGAAGTCCTGGAGGTGAAGGATCGAGAAGATCTCGCCAGTGGCGTCGTCAGTCCACATTTCGAGCGCTGCTCGCGTGGTCATCGGATCCGCTGGGTCCTCTTCAGTGATCGTCGTGCGGGGGTCCAGAGCCTGCCACTTCGGGAGGCCGGTGGAGAACGGACCATCTACGCCCGGAACGACCTTCACAAAGCAGTTGCCGAGGGCAGCCGAGGTGTTGTGTACGATCGGAGCCTGGTAGTCACCAGTGTTCTCGTCCCACCACTTCGTCAGCGTGTCGTCGACCTCGCCGTTGATCGTGAAGTTCTTGAGCTTGATGCGCTCTACCGGAGTAGTCGTGATCATGCCGATGTAGTTAGTTCGGGCCTTCTCTTGGAGGCTCCGGAACGACTTGATGTAGCGCTCATCGTGGTCCGGAAGAGGGTGATTGCCCTCCACGTACGCTTCGAGCCAGTCGTAGCGGTTCTGCCGGTCCATCAATCGATAGAGGAGGCGGGTCATCCACCACTCAGGGGTGCCGGGCGTCCATCCAATAGTAACGTCAGCCACTCAGCACCTCCTTAGAACGAGTAAACATAGCCTGTAGGACCTTCCGTATTCAGTCCTCGCTGAATGGCCTCCTGTGCCGCTGCGAACGAGAGAATTGCGGTCTCCGCGACACTGATGTAGTGCTCAGAGTGTTTGGTTGCTTTCCGAATGGTGTGGCCGAACGGGTGCTCTTCGACCAGCGCATTGCCGATATGTTGCTTAAGCCGTTCGTCGCCGTCATGGACCAGCCTTTGGGCGTACACCGCAGTTTCAAACTCTTCGGTGGCTTTGGACATCATGAGCTTCTGGTTGAGCCAGCGCTCTTCGACAATCCCTTCGTGTTCCTCGTACCAGCGACCGACAATGTCTTGCCAGTTCTGTGGGGCAGCGAAGAACAGTTTAACGTTGTAGAAGTTGAGGGCAGAACGAACGAATTCGTCCACCTCAAGGTACGGAACTTCCTGATTCTTGGGGTCTGTCTCCCAGGACTTCAGGACGAAGATTGCGTTGTCGTCTAGCCGCGTGGCAACCAGAGCACAAGCGCCGTCCCGTGTTTGACCACGGAATCCGAGAGCGATCGGATCAGACTTCTTAAGGCGTAGGTCACCATCTGTGAGATCCTGCCACTTCTGTGGGTTGAGCCACTGAGAGCCTCGAATGACTCGCTGATTGAAGTAGAATCGACGTGCGTCACCCTCGCTGAGCGACGGGTCAGAAAGCTCCTTGAAGACGTCCTCGACGTCGACCCAGGTAGCATCTCCGTACACCGTTCTCAGTGCCGGAAGGGCTTGCTCCTTATCGTAGATGTTCTCGATAAAGATCTCAGCTGAGTCGTAGAGGAGTTCAGCCGGCTTCTCACCGGCAAGGATCTGCTTCTGGTAACTGTCGGTTGCCTCAGCAACGGAGCCTTCGCCCGGCACGGGGGCGTTCGTCGTCTCAATCGACCGGTAACCACCCTTACGGAGGTTCCGTCGAATGGCTGCCGCCATGAGGTCACCGAAGTTCGACGGGACCCAGTGGTGAGTCTCATCGAGAACCGCGAACGTCGCACGGTTACCCTCGGTACCACGGGGAGAAGTCGTGATGCGCTCAAGGATGCGCCCACCGGGCGCGCGAAAGCGAACCAGACCAGGATCCAGATTGTAAGCGTCGAACGCTTCGCCCTCTTGGAGCATCTCTCGAACCATGGCCATGGTGTTCTCAGCCTGGTCGACGTTAGTCGCAGCAACCTGCACGTGACTGGAGTAGTTGGGTCGGCCGACCGGGTTCCCGTTGGCGTCCCATCCATCAAAAAGCACCGGACCGAGGAACTCTGCCGAGCAGATAGCCCCTACGAATGGCGACTTGCCCCAGCCCTTCGGCCGAGACAGCATCGCACGTCGGTACAGCCACTTCCCATCCTCATCCACAGCGTAGAAGTTGAGAACGAACAACGCCTGCTCATTCGTGAAGACCCAGACGTCACCCTTGCCGTCGCCATCAGGCTGGGCAAGATAGGTAGAGCACCAGTCGAGAATGTCCCAACCAAGCGTATGCTTAGGGATACTCAACATGGGATCACTCTTCCTCTGGGGCCTCCGAAATGACGGTTGCGGATGCGTTCAGCAGCCGCTCTGCGTAGTTGATGGCCTTGTAGGCCGCGTTCTTGATGTCTCGCTCATCGTCCTGCTCGCTGAGCGGGGTGCTGATGACGATTCGGAGCTTCAGACGATCCTCGAACGTAGCGCCGTAAGCGCTGACTCGACGCTTGATCTCGCCCGCGAGGGCGGTGATCTGAGCCGGGCTCATCCGGGCGGGAGCGCCCCAGAACCGGCTGTGGAGCAACGCTGTCTCCAGCATCAACTCCCAGTCGGTCTCAGTCATCACGAGAGCCTGTGGCGACCGGCGCCACTTCTCATACCATGCGACTGTGCGCTCATGCCAATCGAAGCCATCGGGGAGTTCAGGTCCTCGGACCTCGCCATCCCACTCGACGAACGTCTTGTCGAACGTATCCTTGTTGCGCCTTTGCGCACCTTGCTTGGGTGCAGGGCCTGTAATGCTCATAGGACCTCCTAGAGAACGGCTAGCGCTCTCTCAACGCCCTGCCGGAGGGTCACCTGAGGTCGATAGAGCTTGAAGAAGTTGTCGGGGTTACCGACCCTGTGGATCACGCCCGTAGGCTTGTCCAGCAGGAAGTCTATTTCATCGTCAGCAGGAGTGATACCGTGAGCAAGCCCAGCAGCAAACTGCAGAAGATTACCCATCGTGGTCGCATCACCAGTGCAAAGATTGACCGGATCCCGGTAGTCAGCGCGTAGGACAGCCCAGCAACCTTCCACCACATCATCAATGTGAATCCAGTCGCGAGACTGCGAAGGCGGACCCCAAACGGTGAAGTCCTTGTCGATCGCCCTGGAGACGATGGAGCAGAAGGGGTAGTCAAAGCCCTGATCTTCTCCATAGCCCGAGAATGGGCGGACGATGTGTACATTGACACCTAGGTCTCTGGCCTGCGCTGCAAGCCGCTCGCCCGTGAGTTTGGCCCATCCGTAGTTGGCATCCGGTTCCGGGTGCCTCATGTGCTCGACATCGTATCGGTTGGGCACCGGGACTGCGTCTGACTCCCTCAGCTTGTGGGGGAGGTATCCATTCTGAAGCCGAATGGGGTAGACTGCAGAGCTGCTGAAGTAGAGGAAGTGTCCTGGCTTGGTGCGGGCCGCGTACTCAAACGCCGCTGCATCCAGTCCAAGATTGTGGCTGAAGAATAAGTTGACTCCATCGATAGCCGTACGGCCTCCGATGTGATAAGCCGCATGAATGACGAGATCATAGCGTTCCTCCGAGTTGCGGAAGAACTCGATGGCATCTTCCGAAGGGTGATTAGCGATGTCCAGCTCAGTAACGTCCCAGTCGAAATCAAGAAGCATCTCGACGAAGTGGCGTCCAACAAAACCGGAGGAGCCTGTCACCAGTGCCTTACGGCCTGTAGCCTGCGGCAGTGAAGCGAGGGAGGTCATGGTAACCCGCCTTACGGAAGATAGTGCGCATCTTATCAGGGCTGTCAACAGCGTTCTCAGTAGCGCGGACAATCTGTACGGCCTTCGTGTCGATGTAACCGTCAGAAGAGCCCTCAGGGTGCCACAGGTGGTACGCAGGCTCCCAGATGCGAACGATAGGGCCAAGGAAACACTGCATCGCGTTATGCAGGATGTTATCCTCGCCGTAGTTCGTCTCGGGAAAGCCGCAAGTCTGGATGAAGCCCTGGCGGGAGAGGACCAGGGCTCCACCCTCGGGAAGGCCATCGGTTCGCGGGGGTAGCGTGCCTCGCTCGATGTATTCCTTCCGCTCCGCAGGGAATAGTCGGGTAATTTTCCCATACGGATAGACGCCAGACCCCGTGAGGTCGGCTATCTTGGTGGCAAGTATTACTGACTCGATGGGGACGATTACGTCGGCATCGACAAAGAAGAGAAGTTCTGCGCCTTGATCGATCGCTTGGAAGGCTCCGTTATTCCTCGCCTCGCCGATCGTACCACCAGTACCCATCACAATAGTGAAGTGGCGCTGATAGTGACGTTGGACGGCTTGGAGGTTGATAACTCGCTCTGGATCCTTGCCCATAAAAGGCACGACTACGACTGGCTTCACGACTTGTCACATCTGATCGAACAGACGCAGCTGTTGCAAAGGTTCGCGAGATCGACA